TTTTTTTTTCAAAAATAAAAACAAAAAAAAAAAGAGAAACATACTCTCTTATTTTTATTTTGCTAAGATTTCTGTTTCTCTAAGAACTTTTAGTAATTCATCTTTACTTAATTTGTAATAACCTTTAATTTTTTTCTTTTGTGCTATTTTCTTTAAATCAATTATATTCATTTTAGAATAATCTATATTTGTCGTTTTATTTGTCTTCTTTTCTTCCATCAATTTATTTAATAAATTAGATAATTCTTTGGCTGCCTTATTTGCTTTCCAATCAGATATAATCATTGAAATAAAGAAATATAACGCATTTAATGTCAATATACATAATAGAATTAAAGTAACTATTGCTATAGCAATTTCCATATAATCTCCTCCTAGAGTTAATTATATATTATGTCGCTATTTTTTGTCAACAACTTTTTCTTCAATTTCTTCTATTTTTGCTTCTTCAACATCTTCGATAGATTTAATCCATTCCAATGTTCTTAATGAAAATGCCGCTTCATCATTTTTTCTATCGAACATTTCTATATCGCCTTTAATAGCATCAACCATTTCTGCTCCACCAATAGGATTCTTAACTCCACCTAAAAATGTTTCTAAAAAATTATTAACTTTTTTAAAAAATTCTTCTCTTTCTTCTGGTTTGTAATAAGCTAGCACATCGGCAACTATTTGTAATGATAAATCATTATAATTATTATAATAACCCTTCCATTGTTCGATTTCTTTTTCTAATAAATCTTTTTTAATTTCCATATTATTTGCTCCTCCTTATTTTCATTATTTACCAGTTGAACCAAGACCACCGACTCTTTCACTATCGGTTTTATCATCATCAACTATGAGAAATTTAGTAAATATTCCTTGAGCTATTTTGTCTCCAATATTAATTTTATAATCAATATCCATAGGATTATAGAATTTAATCCACATATGGCCTTCATTATCTTGATTATTATAATAATCACTATCAATAATGCCTGTTGTATTAGAAAGTCTTATATTTGTTTTAAATCCTATAGAACTTCTTGGATATATCATTAACACTTCATCTGCTTCCATAATAACCTTTATTCCTGTTGGTATTTTTGCTGTATTATGAGCTGGAACAATAATGTCAATTGGACTAAAAAAATCATATCCGGCACTATTTTTAGACCCTCTTTTAGGAATTTGATGTTTTTCATAATCAATACCGCTTATTTCATCTTTAATCCATTGCTCTTTGCTAATTTTCTCAAACTTTCTCATTTCTTCATCTCCTTTTTTACTAATTTTTTAACCAAACCTTTTTCTTGTGCTTCTTTATATGGCATTGCCGTGAAACTATATGTATTACCTTCATTATCCCACATATAATATTTATTGTCAAAAGGTTTATATTCTATGCCAATTAATTGAGAATTCTCTTGTATTGAAGTTGCCTTCATCAAATCGTCTCCACCTAGATAATAATTTCTTTCACGGATAAATTTTTCAAGCTCCCAAGGATACATAAATTTATTTCTTCCTTCTTAAAGACATTTTTTTATCACCAAAAGTTTCTAATTCTGGGGATATATTATAGATGTTTCCTTTGTCATCAAAATCGATATCAACCCACCAACAAGATTTATCATTAGCCAAACCTTTACCTCTGCAATAAGGTGTTTGGTCTTCTAAACAACTTGTTTGAAAACAATGTGTATTATCTTGTTTCATATAGAAGCTTTGATGAATATGTCCTGTTTGTAAAATATCGGGTCTTTCGGCAAGAGGTATAGAATCTAAATATTTTTGTAATTTATATGATTTAGCATAAGCAGAACCACCAGAACCGTGGAACAATCTTATTTTAAGATTACCTATTTTCATATCAGCAACATCAGCACCCAAATATTCAATATCATCTCTTTGTTGCGCTATAGACTTTACTATTTCACTTCCCGCTGATTTATACCACCAATCATCGTGATTTCCTTGTATGACATAAGTTTTGCCACTAAATGTAGGATATTTTTCTACACAATATTCAACCTGACCTTCATATGACGGTTCTCTTAATTCATATACTTGCTCTGGTCTATTCGAACGACCATCTGTGAAATCTCCAGAGTGCAATATATGTTTAACCCCATTTTTTTCAGCCTTATCATATAAATATTTTAAAATATCTAATCTGTCATATTTGCTTGCCAAATGGGTATCGCTAATTAATAGTAATTTTAAATGCTCCAAATTATATGGTAATTCATAAACATCATTATGTTTTGGAGGAGTTTTCATAACAATAATCTCTCCGTTAACATATTCAATGTTATATCCTTGTTGATGCATCATTGTAATTAAACCGGCAACTTCATAATCTTTTAATTCTAAATCCTTACAAATTTGAACGAAAGATTTCTTTTTTTTTGCCATATAATAAATTTTATCACAAATTTGTTTTATTTTTTCATCTTGATACATATAATTACCTCCCTATAATAATTATAAATATCCTTTTTTACAAATCTATTCTATTATGTATATATTCTTTTTTGATTAACTTGCGCCCTTTATCATCTTCATCTTTTTGATGTTTAGATTCAAAATATAATAGCAACTCTCTAATTCTTTTAAGATTTTCTATATTTAATTCACCTTTTATATTTTCTTGTATCATTTCACTTGTTAATAACCAAAATATTTCTTCGTCTATTCTTTCTATCAAATGCAAATAATCGTGTGAAGTTGATTGTTTTAAAATGGCTCCGTTCCATTTTAAATAACCATCTCCTAAACCCATTCTTTTGCAATATCTACGAGCTACAATTAAGTGATGAAAACTAAGTTCTTTATTATTACGAAATGTATATCCCATAAAATCGTAACCTAATTTATTAATTTTAAATTCCGCAATCATATCGCGTGTAATTTCTTTCATAAGCAAGACTCCTTTACTATTGATTAAAGTGTCTCCTTGTTTTCTAAATTATTTGTTTCTAAATAATAATGCAGTATATAAAAGCATTGCGCCAAACCATTGTAACGATACTGGCCAATCTCCTTTTGTAAAAATATTTACAATCAAACTTCCTAAAGCTCCAGTAACCATTAATGCTGGGAATACTATTTTTAATATATCAACTAAATTATTCATATAATATTGTTTCTCCTTCTTTTAAACTCTTTTGAACATCTATCACTCTTTGATTAGATGAGCCTTTCCATTTCAATGTTATATCTCTAAGTTCTTTTTTAAATTGCCCATCAATCACAATATCAGTATGTTCTATTAGATTATCGCATCTAGTGCTCTCAAACTCAAAATTACCGCCTGTATAGAGCCAAATTTTCTTGTCTGGATAAATATGTTTAACTCGTATTAAAAGCGCTGTCAGCGGCTCTATATTACGTTCTATGAGTGGTTCTCCTCCAAGTATTGTTAATCTTTTTATATAATTTGGTTTTAAAAGCTCTATAATTAAATCTTCTTCTTGCTGAGTCCATTCTTTGCCTTTATCAAAATCCCAAGTTTCAGGATTAAAACAACCAGGACAATGGTAAGGGCATCCTTGAGTATACAAAGACACCCCAAACCCTATACCGTTTATTGCTTCGCATTTATCTATATAATTATATCTCATCTTTTTTATTCCAGTCTTTCATCTTATTACTATGTTTATATCTATCTTCAACTTCTTTTTGTTTACCCCAGTTAAACGCAGTTTTATAATCACCAGTTAAATAACCAGTAACACGTCTTAATTGTTGTATATGGTCACTATGACACATAGGGCATTCATCGTTAAATTCATCTGTATAACCACAATCTAAACAAGTGTCTGATGGAACATTAATTGCAAAGTAAGGTATATCTTTATCCATAGCATAATTAACTAATTCTTCTAATGCTTCAAGATTATTTTGTGCTCCACTATCTAATTCAACATAAGTAATACATCCTGCATTTGAATATCCTGTTAATTGACTTTCAATATTAATCTTTTCAAATGGAGACATTTTTTTCCATACAGGAACGTGAATTGAATTAGTAAAATATTCTCTGTCAGAAACATTTTCAATTACTCCATATTGTGCTTTAAATTTCTTCATAGCAGTATAACATAAATTTTCTGCTGGAGTATAATAAACTCCAATATTTAATTTATATTGTTTCTTAAATTCAGCACATCTGTCTTTAAATAATTGTTCTATTCTCTTAGCTAATTTCATACCTTCTTCTGTTGTATGGTCTTTGCCGATTAAAATTTGTAATGTTTCTGCTAATCCAATTTGACCCAAAGCTAAAGTGCCGTGTTTCATTGCGCTTTCAACTGTTTTACCATCATAACCCAACATTAAGCCATTTTCATACATAAATTTAGCAGATTCAGGAGATTGTGAACAAACATAATTATATCTTTCAATAAGCATATCTTTTGCTTCACCAATCTTTTTATCTAATAATTTCATAAATTCTTCAACATCTTTATTTGCTTCCATAGCCAATGTTGGCATTATAATAGTTACCGGACAAATATTTCCACGGCCATCTTTTGTTTGAGGATTAGTTCCTTCTTCTGCATTTATATCAGAACCATTGTAAGTTCTACATCCCATTGTTGAGACATAAGTTTTAGGGTCGTTTTTATCATATCCTGCATTCGTAGACCAGTCTACATTAACATAATTAGGATATAATCTTTTTGATGTTGATTTTAATGCTAATTGGAATAAATCATAATTAGGGTCTCCAGGTTTTCTATTAACCCCTTTCATACATTGAAAGATTCCACAAGGGAATATAGGGGTCTTTCTTACTTTACCAACTCCTTCAATAGAGCCCTCTAATAATGCTTTAATAACCATTCTACCTTCTGGCAAAGTACAAGTCCCATAATTAATTGATGTAAATGGAAGTTGATTGCCAGAACGACTTTGTAATGTATTTAAATTATGGTACATACCTTGAACAGCTTGCATTAATTCTTTTTCTGTTTTATCCATTGCGTATTTATAAACTCTAGGGAATTGTTTATAAAAATCATCTTCGATAGATAAGTCGGCTTCGCATCTTAAATCGCTTTCTTCAATAAATTCCATTCCTTCATTAAAATGTTTTCTAAAAGAAATTTTTACATAAGGAACCATAGTCCAGTCTAAATGTGAAGCACTAACGCCACCAAATTGTTGTAAACTTTGTAATTGAAATAATACGGCTACTAATTGAAAAGCTGTATTAATTGAACGAGCTGGTCTAACATCTGTTTGTCTAGTATTAAATCCATTCTCTAATAATTTATCAAAAGGAATTGTTAAACAATTGTGCATACCAACCGCATAAGCATCTAAATCGTGAATATATATCTCATTATTTAGATGATTTTCTCTTGCCATATCAGATAAAATATAATCAAGAGCAAATTTTTTCATAAGGGAATTTTTAGCCTCTCCCATTCTTCCACCAAATGAATATTCGTCAACATTAGCGTTTTGATTTTGAACATTGGAAGCTGCAAGTTTTTCCGAAATATCTTTCATAAATTGAGAGTTTCTTTCTCTCACTTTAGTTCTTTCATATCTATAAGTAATAAAATTTCTTGCAATATTTTTATAATTGCTTGCCATTAATTTTTCTTCAACAATATCTTGTATTTGTTCTACCGTCAAATCATCTTCTATATTTGCAATAAAATTAGCTATTTCTCTTGCTTTTAAATGGGCTTTTTCAGATATTTCATTTTCTATATCTTGAAACGATAGCTCGACAGCCCTAACTATCTTTTCTTTGTCAAATAATTCCGTTCTTCCGTCTCTTTTAATAACTTTTTTCATATAAATTCCCCTTTCTTAATATTTTTATAATAATTCGTCTTCTATTACCAAGACATTTATTTTATTAGATAGAATAGATGTAGAGTCCAATGCTATTACTCTTTTATCTTCTCTTTCTAATATTGAAAAATCTTCCTTATCATCTTTTTTTAATCCATACATATTACGTAAATGGTCTGTTCCAAAGTGTCCTATAACAACAGTTTTGTCTGTATTATTTATATTTCTACCAAAGAACTTACCATCATCCCAAGTAAGAGCTTCCCAATCATTATATCCATATCTAAAACAATGCGGATTGTGCCAATCTTCTGCTAATGTATCTATTGCACCGTGAGTGAATATATATTTTTTAGTTTCTAAATAATAAGGTTGATTTTTTAACCAATTTAATAATTCTGGATATTCTTCATTAATGTCTTTTTTAACTATATTTAACCAGCGTGCAAAATCGCCAACAGTCATTTCTGTCTCTGGAATATTTTCATCAATTAGACACCAACTTTCAAATGGTGCTGTTCGATGCCAAAAATCAGCAAATGTTTCCCTTTCGCCATTTCTGAAATAATTAAAAGGGTCTAAAACGGTTCCTTCTAAATAATCTATAAACATTAAGTCGTGATTACCCATAATAGTGATTGCCTTACCTTTATCGGTTAATTTTTTTAAATATTCATAAACTGATACAGAATATTCTCCTCTATCAAAATGGTCTCCTAAAACAACTAATAGGTGAGAATCATTATTTTCATCAAATCCAGCATCTTTTAATGCTTCAATTAGAGCAGGAAAATTACCGTGAATATCTGACACGGCGAATATCTTCTTTTTCATAATTATATTTCCTCCTTAATTTGTTCTACAATATTATATCTAACCATTTTATGTATAATATTTTTTAATTTGTTATAAGTGTTTGAATCAAATTTAAAATCTTTATACTGTTCTATAACTTGTTCTTTAATTTGCTTTGTATCTTCATCATACTCAATAGCCATTCTACGAGCCATTTCCAAACTATATTTGCTTTTCTTAACGTTTATTAAGAAATTTTTAAATCTTTCTTGCTCTGATATGTCTAATGCTTCTCCAAAAGGTATACCATTAAGAAAAACTTCAATAATTAATCTATTTAATCTTATAATGTGATGTAATTGTTTACTATCATATCCATATTTTTCGATTTTATCAATTAAACTAGGATAAGGATGTTCCATAGCAGCAACCTTTTCTTTACTCATACCACTTATACACTTCGCTAATTGAGGGAAATTCATTTTAACAATGTCATCGCCCATCTCTAAAATTTGTCTTATATATGTTTCATATTTATTATTAAACATACAATATTGGGTGAATAATATTTCTAAATATGCAGGGTTAGATTTACACCACATATCCATCATAACCCTAATATCTTTAACATCAATTTGTTCTCCTTCAAAATCATATTTCGTGGATACCATCTTATTCCCATTAACTAAATCATCTAATGTTGGTAATACAATAGCTTTTGTATCTACATCGCTTTTATATTCGTCATCATTTACATATAAACCATAATTCATTGAACCTTGAGCAAATACGGCTACAACATTATAACCTAATGATTCTAAATAATGATAATGTTTTTCAACTCTATTATAAATATATTTATCCATATTTTCTCCTTATTTTCTTTTTAATTTTAAATAACAACCACCACAAACACTTTCATATTGAATATTGTCTTGATTATCTATTTCAATTTGTTTACCATCAAAAACCGGATTTCCATTAATTAACCTAATATTTTGAGTTGCTTTTTTGCCACATTTACATATAGTTTTTAATTCTTCAATATCATCAGAAATTTCCAATAACCTAGCTGCTCCAGGGAACCCTCTCATTTGAAAATCGCACCTTAAGCCATAACATAGCACAGGAATATCATATATTTTTGTTATTTCATACAATTCATCTACCTGTAATGGCATTAGAAATTGCGCCTCATCAACAATAATGGCCGATGGTTTAAAAACGTTTGGCAATTGTTCCGACATACTATTTAAAATAGTATCATTGGGCGAAAGAAGTATATCAACTTCTTTTTTTACGCCTAATCTACTAACAATATTTCTATCTCCTTTAGTGTCTATAGATGGTTTTATTAGCAAGATTTTCATCCCTTTTTCTTCGTAATTATGGGCTACTTGTAAAATAGCCGTTGATTTTCCACTATTCATTGCCCCATATCTAAAATATAATTTACTCATTTGTTTCTTCCACCACCCAATCAACCAATTTAGATATTGGAATTGTTTCTATATATGTTTTTAAAAAATTATAATAGTAATCCTCATCTTTATTCCAAAGATTACATCCATATGCTTTAAATAAAATATCTTTATATTTATATTCTTGAACTTTTTGAGCATAACCTTTTCTATCTAGGTTTTGATATTTACTTATATCGTGCAAATCTTTTTTAAGATGTGCTATAAATAAACATAAGCCGTGTCTAATTCTATTAAAATCATCTGTATATTCTGGGAAATGTCCTAATATATCATCATCTTGCTCGTCTAAGATTAATTGCAATATTTTTTTGTCGCTAAATATTCCCTCTCCTTTAATGAAAAATAAATCCATATAAGTTGATGATTTCATTTTAATCCTATTAAAATATTTGTCACATAAAACAAATCCTTCATAATGTTCGTTATCTTCCGTTAACTTATTTACAGCATTTTGTACTTCTTCTATATTATTACAAAGAAATGATTTTGGTGCTTCGATTTTATCACCAAATAACTGTTTCGCAATAATTGGTAATTCGCTTCTTGAAATTTCTTTTAATGTCTCATTATTCCTAATAGCCAACAAATATAATTTAGTTTCATTATATGGTACTATAATTCTTGTATATGGGCTTACAAGCTCAAACATATAAGTATTTTTTTTATCTAATATGTTTAAGTCTAAATCTCCCCAGGCAATATTAAATAATTCTCTATAATTATTAATATTACTTATATTTATTGGCGCATCTTCAGCATCAATATTTCCAGAAGTAGACACGTGCCACCCGGTCATTTCATCATACCAAACACCTATCAAACTCCCATCTATTTTTTGCGAAGCCTCACAGGGAAATTCTAATTTTGCTGCTTGTTCCTGCCCATAATTGAAAAATTTGGTAAATCTCATTGATGCGATTTCATATTTGTTATTAATATTTCTTAAAATAATTCCTCTACATTCTTGGACAATTTCATTAGACATATCACTATTTAATTGGTCATATTTTAATAATACAAAATTATTCTTTTCTTTGATAGTCAAATTATATGGCTCAGCAGATAAAATATCTCTCCAATTATTATTTTGATTTATTATCTTTAGAACTTTTACCTCCATTTTTCTTTTTCTCCTTACTTTCTTGCTTTTTTAAATATTCTATAATATTTTTCTTAAATTCACCTAAATCAATTTTCATTATTTATCTCCCCCTCTATTGTTGTTTTGCTATAAGCAACAAGCCACCATTCTTTTGTATCGCTTCTTTTCCAGTTACCATCAACTAATGTTTGTTTATATTTTTCTTCAAACTTAATAGCTTTAATAATGTCATTTTTATTTATGGGATTATTTTTAAATGTATTTTTGTTAACTTTACATATAACTGATTTCCCATTATTTAAACAATACAATGTTAACCTTGGCGTATATTTAGTATCAACATCAATAACAAAACAAATATTTTTTTTGACATCATAAGTCATACTAATATAACCCAAAGCATCCATTTCAAAAGATACCTGTTCGGATATATCAAAAGACTCATTAGGTATATTTTTTTCTATTAATTTTAGTATGTTACACATATTATCGAATTTATATTGTTTTTCCGTCTCTAATATACCTTCTAACTTTAATGCATAATCTGGTATATTAAAATCTTGTAATTTGTCTTTTGCTATTAATTTTCTTCCATATAAATTTTTAAAATAATCATAAATAATAGAAAGTTTTTTATTGTTACCAAATTCTTGAAAATATTGTAATTTTATTAAAATATCTAATTGTCTAGTATTAACATATGCTTTGTTATTTTCATCTTTCGCATTTGTAACTTCCTCTAATAAATCTATAAAACTATCATATCGTTTATCTTTTAAACTATATAAATATAAAGAACATTCTTTGTTGAGAAATTTAATAGCTCCAGTCCCTTTGTATATTTTATTATTTTCTTTATCCATAAAATATTCATCTATTGAATATCTAAATTTTGGTTTCTCTAAAGTTATTCCATATGATTTTAGCTCGCTTGTTAATTTCCCTGTTCTTGTTGCATCATTGCTATAATAATTTAATGCTACCGTATAATATTCTAATGGGTAATGTGATTTTAAATATGCGCCATATAAACTATCATAAGCATAAGATAGCGAGTGAGAAGCATTAAAAGAATATTTAGCAGCATCTTCTACAACTTGCCAAGTTTCTTCGAAACCTTTTTCTTCTCCAACCTGTTTCTGCCATCCTTCTAATAATTGTTCTTTTAAAGCCTTTAATTCCGGTTCTTTGAATTTCTTTTTTGCAATTTTCTTTATAACATCATAAGATTGTGGTTCTGATATACCTAACCAAATTAAGTATTTCATTATAGATTCCTGATAAATAAGCCTATGTTCACTATCTTCTAGTATATTATCAAGAGCTGGAACCCCAGTTGTATAAGATTTTCTTTCAATAAAATCATCTAATAAACTAGCACATCCTGGCCTAATAATTGCAACAAAAGATGACATTTCGGCTAATGATTTTGGCTTATATTTCATAACTAAATTAGTAGCATAATCAGAATCTGCTTGATTTATAGAACAGGTTAATCCTTTTTTATAAACATCAAAAGTCTTATCATCAAGCAACTTATCTAACTCATTAATACTAGGTATTTGAATATTTGCCAATTTACAAACATCTCTAATAATTGCCCATACAGTTACGGTTAAATAATCGTTCTTAAGATATTTATATTTATCGCAATTATATCCATCTAGCATACAACATATTTTACCATTTGGTGTTTTTATCATTCCTATTTCACTGCGAACATCTTTTGAATATAAAAGCATACTACAAGGACTTTCAGATACTCCCTCGACAACGCCAATAAAGCGTTTGCTTTCTTCAATAATAGGAGCCCACTTAGGGTCATCTCTATATTTATCCAAATCTTTTGCTATTTCATTAACCGTATCATAATCTATATCTAATGCTTTACAATATAGCCTAAACCCAGATGATTCTTGTAATGGCTTCCAACTAATCATCCACCCACAGTTATTCTCTCCTAAAAGGTCTTTGCTGGCTTGGATAAATGGTTCGGCATCTGCTGTATTGAGGTCTATATCGGGCAATGAACGAGCCCCTAAAATTCTTTCAATAGACATAAATCGTGTTGGGAATAGCGTAATAGGCGATTCTAGTCTATCAATGTTGGTTAAATGCAATAATCTTGTTATATAAAATGATGGTGCAGAGCCTCTCCCGGTATTAGTTAAAACTCCTCCGTATTTTTCTTTTGCTATTTTTGCTATATTATAATCTATTAAAAAATAATTAGCCATATTTGTCTTTTCAATAATATCGAATTCATATCTAATTGCTTCCAAATATTCTTTTCGTTTTTCTTTTGGTATTCTTTCTTTATCTTCATTCCAAGATGCCGTAATAACTTTTTTTAATTCTTCATTAGGATTTTCTGCTACAGAAGGCAATTTAATTTCGTCATTTATATAATCATCACAATTTATATTTTCAAATATCATAGTACTTTCTAATGCTTCTTGTATTTGATTTTTATTTAAAATACCTTGTGCTTCATATCTTTTTACAATAGTATCATAATCAGGATAGTCAAGAATGAAATTTGCTTCTTGCTCATATATAATCCCCTTAGCTTTTAGAAATAAATCTCTATACTTTGCATCTTCAGGATAAATATAATGACTATCGTTTGCGTGTATAATTCTAATATGATATTTTTGAGATAATTGTAAAACCTTGCGGTTGACTTCTTTCTGAATATCTTCATTATGGTCTTGGACTTCCAAGAAAAAATTATTTTTAAAATAATCTTTCATTTTTATAATTAATTCTTCTTCGTTCCATAAACCAGCTACGCAGGCGGTAGTTATCATTACATTGTTGGGATTCAAAGAAAACAGTAATCCTTCATCGATACGTGGTCTATAATACATACCAGTTTCAAATGATTCTGTAATAATTCGATTTAAATCTCTAATACCATCGTGATTTAAAGCAATAATAATAATGTGTTTATTGCTTCTATCTTTTTTGCCTTCTTCATCTACCGCCAACCTATCTTTAACATAATATAATTCCGCACCCACAATCATTTTAAGACCATATTGGTGCGCTAAAGTTGTTGCTTGAAAAATATCCCCTTGTAAACCGTGGCAAGTAGTAAAAAAAGCATCGTGACCTAATTCTATTGCTCTTTTACAATAATCTTCCATACTAACAATAACATCCATTGAAATAGGATTGCCATACATATTATGACAGTGATAATTATAGTATTTCATTCCCTTCACCCTTTCCTATCTTATAAATAAATACTATCATAAAATAGAAAAAAAGTCAAGTTGTTCTTGGCTTTTATTATCTTCTTTTCTTTTTGTTTTCTCTACGCACTCTTTCTTCTTCAAAAAGAATAGTATTTTCTTGGAATTTACGCAACATTTCTTCAAAATCATTTTTGTTTTCTTTATGTTCTCTTTGTTTCTTTTCTGTATTTTCTTCTTTTATAGAAGATTGTTCTTTGCGCTTAGCCTTGCAATCCTTACATCTAACTGGTTCTGATAGGCCTTTTTCTTCAAAAAATCTTTGTTCTCCAACACTAAATACAAATTCTTTTCCACAATTTCTACAAATTATAATTTTATCTTGTTTTTCAGACATAATTTATTTAATTTCTCCTTTTTCTTCTTCATTAATATTTAAAACTTCAACGTCATTATTTTGATTGCTTTCTTTTAAATTTTCTTCTGTTTGAGGAATGTTTATCCCCTTTATTGAAGCATATTGTTGTTGGCCAGTCATTAATATTTTATCGGAAAGTTTAATCAGTCTTTGTCCATATATTTTTAAAGCAGCAACAACATCATCGGTTTCATCTGGAGTTAAATATAAATTTAATTTAATTTCGCTATCCATATATCCTCCTATTTAATTTGTAAATTAACATTTTCTATTAGTCTAAATCCTGGTATTTCTAAATCATATGCAATATTTCCATCTTCATCTACTTTTTTTGTAGCAGTTATAGCCTTTTTAAGTTCATCTTTTCTAATATCAGGTTTAGATAATTCTTTATAAAAACTTTTTATTCTTTCTTTATCTTCTTCGATATATTTTCTTAAAGAATCTTCATCATAAATTTCACTAGCAGTACTTTTTGTATATTTTAATGATTTATCCCCAACTTCTAATTTAGTTTTACCAGCAATATGCATTAATACATCTATGTATTTTTTTATGCTTTCTGATTTATTTTCAAACCTTTTACTTTTTTCAGCAATATCTTTACTTCTCTCTTTCAATGATTTTGCCCTATCAGTATATAATTCATATAAACCAGATAATGAATCTATTTTTTCCTCAAATGCTATATTTAAAGCATCTAAATCTTCTGTTGTAAAATAAACCTCTCCAGTCTCTTCATTATAACTAAATCCTTCTTCTACAACTCTTGCTATTTGTTCGGCTATGCCATAACCTTTTAATTCATCTATATTCATAATTAATTAGCCTCCTTTGGTTTAATATATGTACCTTTTTCAGAACTATTCCAAAAAATCGTTGGATAATATTTTCTGTTAAATTCATATAATTTAGATTCTAATTGATTAACTTTCCAAGAGTTATTTTCTTCTTTAGCTTTTTCAAGGTTGTCCATTAATCTTTTTCTTTTTAATAATCTTTTTTGAACTATATTATTTTCAAACATAATTTATTAATCTCCTTTTATTCCATACCTTCGTCAATATATGCAGCTTTTGTGTCGGCAATATGCAACAATAAAGATAGTTTATTTTTTCTAAAACATTCACTAACTTCTGCTATGTTCCAATCACTTTCAACTCCCATATGATGTACAATGGCCATATATTCTTCATCGGTGATATTTATATATTTATTAACAAGTCTTGCCGATTTATATCCGTGCCCAACTAAAATACCTTGATTTTCAACAATATAATAAGGAACTTTAGTCCAGTTTCCATATTCATCTTTGACATTTCTCGTAGATAATTTATAAAAATTTGTCTTACAAATATCGTGAAATAACGATACTATTGCAATGCTTTCCATTAATTTTTGTGTTTCATCCGCAGTTTTATATTCAAAAAAACCTTCATTTTCACACTCGGATTTCATTCTATTAAAAACATTGATAGAGTGAGAACACAATCCTCCTTCAAACATAGAATGGAATCTAGTACTAGCTGGGGCTTCATAAAAATCTGTTTCTTCTAACCAATTTAATAGGTCTTGCAAACCATCTCTTTTAATCCACTGTTTACAAAGAGCAATAAATTTTTCTTTATTATTTTTCATTAATTTGTTTTCTCCTTATTTCCAATATTTTTTGAGCTTCTTTATCTAAATTTTGGCATTCATATAGAATATAATCATCGTTTTTTTCATTCATCCATATTAGCCATTTCTTGTCGCTTAATTTTAGATTAGTTTCATATTCTAAAATAAATTTATAGACAGCTAATTGTAAACAATAATGATAATAATTACAATCAGGTATATTATCTAATGGATATAGCATTTTTTTATCATTATATGATTCAAATTGAATATCTTTATTGGTTTTATAATCTAATATAATAATGGCATCAAGTTTTTTAGAATAAGCAAGGAAATCAATTGCCCCTGCAATATCATAATCTCTACTCCCGACTATTTGTTCGAGACCAATTACGATAAGTTTATCTTTAAATTTATTGTAAAAACTTTCACAAATATTTTTTAATTTATTCCAAACTGGTGCTATGGCATCATAGCCAAATTCCCTAATTACTTCTGATTTATTATAATCATATAATTCTTCCCCACGCCATAAAAACTCATTATAAGCGTGCGTGTGCGTTCCTTTACAACAAGCAAAATCTCTGTCATAATGCCACATATTAATTAAATCTTCTTTTGGTATTCCATCTTTTATAGATTTAAATGTTGCAATTCTATCTTCATCAAACTCTTGCTCATATTCTCCAATTAAAGTTGTAACCGATATACCAACTTGAGACTCACTCCCATCATCTTCTAAATAAGTATATATATGAGGTTCTTCGTAAAATGTATATCTTTCAAATTTTTTAAGTTCTTGCTTGACATAATTAATATCAAAGTTAGTCATCTAAAGGATTCTCGCTTCCCGGTATTTGATGTTCATTAGGGTCATCTGTTCTTTCAGGAGTTTTATTATCCCAATCCCATTTATATCTATACCATAATTCTCTTGGTGTACGATAAAATCTATAACTAGGATAATCAAAATAAAGGTCTACTTTAGGAACCAAACCAGTAATACGATTTTTAAGAACTTCAACCACTGTTTCATATTTAATTGGTTCTTTACCTTTTTTGTAATTACCTCGTTCATTTAATTCTCCTGCCCTTTCACCATCTGAATATCTATGAACACTAAATACCATATGAGCCAAGTTAACAATGTTAGAACTTCCCGAAATATCTTCTTTTGTTACTCTTATTTCTCCGGTTTTTCTAGGATGTGCTACTAAAAAAACTAACACATTATATTTTTTTGCAAAATTAATTAAATCTTTAATAAAATTCTTTTCTGCCTGCAAACGACTTTCTTCGTCACATTCTAAATCTACCATCATCAAATTATCAATCAAAAATACTTTTGTTCCAAATTTACGAGCCATTTCTTCCATTTTATGCAATAATGTAGATGCCGTTGTGTCAACACTATCATCATAAATCATAACTCTTCCGGAATACCATTGCTCCATTTTTAACCTTGATTGCTGGTCAAAACAACGAACGTGTCCTCCATCTTTAAGAGTTATATGCTCTCTATTTATCATATTAGTTTCGACCCAGTTTTTTAAAACTGGAGCCGGTAATTCGCCACTAAATACGAAAACATCATATCCCTGGTCTAATGCTTGACAAATAGCCACTTGATTAACAAAAACTGATTTACCCTCGCCTGACTTACCGGTTATTATATTAACCGTTCCAAATACTAATTTATATATTTGATTATCCAAATCTGTTATTCCGGTCAATAATCCTTCGGCATTTTGAATGTCAAACTCTTCAGCTTTTGCTAAATCAAGAACTCCTTCAACTGGAAGCTCTATTGGATTATATACATATTCAAGAACTTTTTCTTTGTTAAAAAAATATAAAACTTCATTAGCATCTTTTGGCAATTTACCATCTAATGGATTTCCAAAATCATCAATTGGCTCGGTAACTTCTACATAATATGTTCTCCAAGTACCTAAACGATTACAAATTTCATTTCGTGCTCTAATACCGGGTTCATCATTATCTCCCCATACAATTATTTTTTGAAATTGCTCTAACCAATCCCAACATTGTTCTATCCACTTCATATTATTACAACCGTTTGGAACTGAAACAACATTCATATAGCCAGCCTCAATAATAGACATACAATCTGGCTCTCCTTCGGTAATAACCAAAGGTTTAGACGGGTCAACCCTATTCATATTAAATAAAATCGGTGTAAAATCAACATTTTTTTGAAACCAACACTTAGATTCACCTTTTTGTGGTTTTCTCGAAGGACGATATTTAGTTGATAACAATACATCATTATCATCATAATAATGAAATACCGTATTACCTTTATCATCTTCTTTAATATCTAAATAATCTAATGTTTTTTTGCTGATTTTTCGCTTGTTCCAATATGATATTGTATCATTTTCAGGCTCTTTATCTTCGTGTAGTGGATATTTATAAGTTGGTTTTGAATGAACGCCTTTCATACTAAAATTATATTCAATATTAGTTTTTTCAAATAATGTTCTCACGGCTTCAATATATGTCATACCTTGGTCTTGATATAAATCAATAATGCCATAGTTGCGATTGCACCCAAAACAATGGAAACTATTATTTTTATCATTCCATATAAATGAAGGGTTTATATCTTTATGAAAAGGACACAAACCCTTTTTAGATTTTTCATCCCAACGGGCTACTCCTAGATACTCGACTATTTCTTCCATAGCCTGACCATCATAGATTCTTTTAGCTTCATCTATTTTTTCTTGTGGAATTAGCATCCTTAGCCCTCCTATCTCTCTACATTCTCAATATTAAAATGGATTTTCATCATCAGAATAATCATTATCATCGTTATATTCTTCTGGTTCAGAATCTTCTACTCTTGGTGCTCTATCGATGTTGTGAGGTGTTTGTGCTGGCTTACCATCTTCATTACTGCTACCAGGCAATTCAAATTCAAAAACAGTGATTTTAGTATTTTTTGGATACTCAACCGCATTGGTTTTTTCGTTCCAAAAACCTTCATTATCTAATTGCATTTGAACATTGGTAATCGTATCTCCAACTTCAATATGTTTTTTTAATTGATTATATGCTTTACCAACAAATCTAACATATTTATAAGATTCACTAACATATCCATTTTTTGCAATATTATGTTCTACTTTTGCTTTATCAGAAGCTATGTCTTCGTTAATTTTACGGCTAGTAGACATATCAACTAATGCAAAATTATTTTTATCATCGATATTCCAAATTTTAAATCTACTATCTGAAAATGCTCTCATAATTACTTATCTCCTTCTTTATTTTTTAAATCTTGTAGTTTTGTTAATAAACTATGTAATTTATCTAAATCATCAACATTGTTTGGATTGATTGTTCCAATTTCATCTTCACATAATTTCTTAACATCAGGATTTTTGCTTCCTCCAAGTTCTTTAGCAACAGCAATAATATCTTTTCTTACTTTAGCTAAATCAGAATTATCATCAACCACTTCCTTGTTAGAAACTGCTTTTTTAGGAACGGGTTTCTTTTCTGGTTCTTCTCCTGAATTTGCCCATTTAATAATTTGTTCTCCGTGTTTCTCAGTTAATAATGTTGCTCCTTGACCTTCAAATATGTGAGTATTATCCTTTTGAACTTCTGCGGTATTTGTCTTTTGGTCAATTAAAAATGTACAAGTAAATTCATATTCAAAACCATCTCTTTGTTTTGCTCCAACTCCTAATTTCTGAACAGACATTTTACCTGTTTTCTCATCTTTAGTTGCCTCATATTGGTCTTTACCTCTCATTGTTGCAATAATGTGAATTGGACTTTCTGCAAGTGCTTCGATAAATTTGTTATGTCTTGGCGTAATTTTAGACCAAGCCTGATAAGTTCCTCCAGCCTGTGTTTGTAAATCTAAACATCCACCTTTTCCTTCCCATTCGTGAGATGTTGAATCGATAATTAAAATATCATAACCTTGCTCCACTGCAAAATTAATAAGTTCAACATATTTTTCTGGATTATGAGGAGCTTCTACATCAACGATATCATAATCAAATTCATTGGCATAATAATATCCTCTTTTTTGTTCGGTATTTCCCATAAGAATTTTTGCTTTCTTACCGGTTTCTTTTTCAATTTCATTTGCCATACCTGTTGCTAATCTTAATGCACCATAAGTTTTTCCTCCGCCAGATGGAGCCATTAAAGCAACTTTAACACAAATCTTTTCTCTTTTCGCCTTTTTAACTTCAAATCCCATTAACTTTCTCTCTCCTTCCTTACAAATTAAGTGGTCTCATATGGCGTGCCCGAGACTACTATAATAAGATTAGCACGAAATATCGTAATTGTCAATAACTTTTTGTAAAACTTCAACAAATTTCTTTGCTTCTCTTATTGTATTATTAATTCCAACAGATATTCGAATAGTTCTCATTGCTTCATCGTACGTATATCCACTGGCCAAATAAGCACTAGACGGTTTTTCTTCGCCAGAACTACAAGCACTACCTGCTGAAATGTAAATACCATATTTATTAAAAATTTGTACGGCCGTTGTTGCCAACAAATTATTAAATGTAATATTAATTGTATTATAATGTTTTTTAAATTTTAACTCATTAAATACAATCTTCATAAACGATGTTCCGTCATCATTATTTTTATAATATGATTTATAATTATTTTCTAAATAACTATAAATATAATCTATTATTTTATTTATTTGTTCCTGATTCCCATTTATATTTTGAGTTGCTTCCTCAATAGCTTCTCCAAAACATATAATAGCTGGGACATTATAAGTTCCACCCCTTAAATTATTTTCTTGCGTACCATAAATTAAAGGTCTTATTTTATCTTTTTTATCAAAATTTTTGTTTATATAAAGAATACCACAACCAAGTATTCCTCCAAACTTATGACCACTCGCACTAGCAAATATTACGTTTGACATACTGTGTAAATTTATTTGAACTTTCCCAATGGCCTGTGTTAAATCTAAAAAATATTGTTTTGTCGGATTAGAATTTATTTCATCAATTAAACATTCTCCAGTTTCACTCACTATCATTGGAATGGTTTTTATATTTCCATTATAATTATAATCCATTCGTGCAAATGAATGATGAGACCTCTCATCGACATCTAATATAAAATTTGCTTGTATCAATGAATTGCTCTCAGAAGCTCCACTTGTAAATATAATTTCATCAGAATCACAACCTAAAGCTATAGCAACTTGCTGACGGGCTCTCTCAATAGCCACCGCCGCCTTCTGTGCCCCGAAATATGCTGCACTAGGGTTATTATACCCTTCACGATAAATCTTTTTCAAAACGGCTAAAACGTGCCTTGTAGGAGGCATTGTTGCATTGTGGTCAAAATTGATATATTTATGTTTTCTAAACATAAAATTTTACCTCCTCAAACATTTCTTTGGTAACTATAGATTTGATGGGATACCCACCCTCTTTAGTAAACACATATGTATGAATACTTTTATCTTCAACATCATAATTATATGAATGAAATATCTTTTCTTTTAAATTATCTCTCATATAAATCCTATATATTTGAAGACCATTTACATAATCTCTATCCTCTAATAAATCAAAAATATCGTCAGAAAATGTTTTTATTTCATCCTCATTATAATAATCGTGCAAACACGATATATGTTTACATTGGCAAGTTGGACTTGAGCAATATCCGTTATAATCATTAATAACTTTATCTATTTTCCCATTTTTAGTTCTTATATAAGTATTTTCTTTGATTATCATATTAACCACTCACTTTTTCTACTAAATCCGCTTTTATTAGGTCATATATAATATCTAATCCATTATCATATTCCCAACATATATTATTTTTATGTATTTTTATTTTTCTAGTTTTACTAGGAATTGAATATGCTAAATGTTTTTTAATACAATATTCACTAGGCATAGGCTTTCTAACACTTTTTATAAAATATTTACCTTTTTCAAATTCAAATCCAAATTTCTCCAATTCTTTTAAATCAACATTATCTTTTATCTTTAACATATTTTCTCTAATTATCCTTTCTTACTTCTTACTTATTTAATTTTCTCCCACAAAATGGACAATAATTTATATCAACAAACCTATAACCATTGCCAGAATTAATCATTAACCCAGCCTTTTCATCATTAGCACCTTTTAAAATAAAAGCTTCAAGCCAATCAACAGCATAATCATCTATTGCTGGAATGTATTTCTTATGATATCCAGCAGTATTTTTCCAATCGTCTGTTTTTATTGTTTTTCCGTATATTTTTATTTCAGAATCTCCTATATGACAATAAGGACATTCTTCCTTAATCGTGTTCTCAAAATTAATATATTTATTTCTACCCAATATCATAAACTCCTACTGTTGCCCCTTGGCCAAGATTTTGTTCAATATTATATTTATCATTATCTATTGGTTTTTTATTTTCGTCTAAAACAGTCGATTCGTCTAATTTAAATATTTTAATACGACCAGAACCGTCGCCATCAATTCTAAGTAAAATATTTCTGCTAGCGCCAATATTACCTAAATATTCACAATGACGTAAAGCCTTTTCTATAGTATCTAAATCTTCTTTTCTTCCAATAATTTCATAATATCTTTTTTCCATAATTTTAATTCTCCTTTTTTACTTATTTAAATAATTCTTTAAATATTGCTTCTATAACATTAACTACAACCGAGTTGCCTGCTTGTTTATATAATTGAGTATCAGAGTTCGTTTTAGATGCTTTATTGAAATCTTCATCATCAAATCCCATTAACCTCCAGGTTTCTCTAGGTGTTAATTTTCTTATTTTAGGATAATCATTTAATAAAATATTCCAATTTTGACTAGCTTCAGTAGTAATTGTTGGGCATAATCCTTCTTTATTGTATATACTACCAGCTTGTTTATTTTTGTATAATCCTCCATCTCTAATTACTCTCAAATCATAATTAGGAGGCAATTCATTTCCAATATAATTAGTCGTTCCAGCTCTTTTATTTGGAATTGTAGTAATCGGTCTTGCAATATCTAAATTTATTCTACTATCTTTATTTTTAAAATTTGATGTTCCAGTTGAACTGATATAATCTATCATTTTATGAGATAAATAATATTTACTATCTACTTCATCCTCCAACATATCTTTCATCTTTTTCTTTAATATTTGTGGCGCGGGAAAAGAAAATTTTTGATTCAAATCTTTTCTGATACTTACAACAAATATTCTTTCTCTATTTTGAGGTATTCCATAATCTTTTGAATTTAAAACCTTGTAATATGATAAGTAACCTAAGTTATTTAATTTATTTATATAATCATCTAAAATAAGCTTATGTTTCTTTGATAATAAATTTTTAACATTTTCCCATATCATATATTTTGGTTTTAATTCTTTTGCGATTCTAATGACCTCATATATAAGACTACTTCGAGTTCCGCTTCCTTCAATGGCTCCCGCTTGTTTGCCGGCCAAAGAAATATCTTGGCACGGACTTGAGTTCCATATTAAATCTACTTCTCCTAATTCTTCTTTTTTAGGATAATAATCTACTATACTTTTTGGTTCGATATTAGTATTATAAATAGCATTATAAGATGCTATTGGGTATTTATCTATCTCTATAACATCAAGAGTTTTGAAGTTGTACCCCCCCCCTCATAAGGGCTTTACGAGGAGCACCAATACCAGCAAAAAGTTCTATAACTTTAAGTGGTTCCTTCATTTAAAAAATCCTTTCTTACTTTAATATTTCTAATGCTTTTTGGTATTCATAAATTGTAAATCCAAGTTGACAATCACATCTAATTAAAAATGGTCTTAAATGGCACATATCACAATCATCGTCTATAATTATAAACTTACCTTTAAAATTATTGTCATCTAACCATTTTTGTATTTCTAATCCTCTTTGTTGATATAATACTGGCGTTGTATCTATTACTTTTATATTAGGATTAAATCCTGATTTCACTAATAATTCTTGAAATTCATTTTTATTCATTCTATATCTCCAAGAACTACTAATAACTATGTCATATGAGATTTTATTATATAGTTCATTAAGCCAACCAATGGCCTGTTTATTATTTAATTCTTCGTGGCCATATTTATGTACATTATAAGACCACGTCCCATCACTGGCTTTCTCCCAATAAATAGTTTCAACAACTCCATCTATATCTAAAAATATAACCGGTTTAATCATCATACTCATTATTATATCCTGAAATCGATGAATATCTTCCAAATATAAATGCTTTTAATTCATCGTCATCTTTTAATAAATCTTTCAGTTCTTCTGGGTCTTCAATTTCTCCTCCAGAATGTATCCACATCCAATCTTTATTCTTTTCTAAATCAAATTCTTGTGGACTTGGAAATTTAATTATTTCTACACCAAATTGATACATCTTATGGCATAAAGCAAATAATTGTCCTGTATCATCACATAAACTTGCAAGACAAGTGAACTTTTCATCTGGAGTTCTAAGTTCAAAATCTCTTCCTCCCCAGTCATTATTAATGATGGTTAACTTCATCGGTATCTCAATATTACTATTATCTATACTTAATGAGTTTGTAGAGCTACTATTAGTTTCAAATGTATTCTTTCTAACCTTCTTCATATATCTAATTCTCCTTATTTTCTAATTAACCCCTCCGAAGATGGTCGGCGGAAATACTTCAGCCTACGTAATATTGGCGAAGGGTAAGAGCTTTACGGTAAGCCAAATTCACCTATCATTTGTTAATAAAAGGAACCCTCTATGCCTAAAATAATTTATTCTACGTGTTCACCATTTATAAATATTCCATAATAATATTCATTTCCAAAAAATATAAAATCATTGTATGGTAGCGTAGAACCTTCATCCCATTCAAATTCAATGTCGTGTGGGTTTAATATAAACTGGTCGATTTCGACGGGTTTAGACCATCCTAATCCTTCTTCATCAAATTCTTCTTTTGGCATTATTTTAACTTCAATTTTCATCTTCTTTATCACCTCGTAATTCACATAAAGTTGTATATGAATACTCATCTTGAAGTAAATCGTTCTCATTTAAGTATTCTAACAATCCCATAGCTTTATTAAATTTGTCTTCCATTTTTTTATTTTCTCTTAATAAATCATCATATGATGGTGGTATTTTCTTTAATCGCTTACAAGCATCAATTAAATTTTTCACATCAATACCACTTGTAGTAGTAGCCATCCCATTCACTTTTGGTATATCAACAAGCATTCGCCTTACAATTTCATCAACATCATTTGGGTCATTTACACATAACATCTCAATCTATTTCTCCTTTTATAATTTTATTTGCGACTATCCTCAATAACATATGTGCAACTTGTTTTTATTGGAATACCAAATATATTTTGTGAAGTAAAATATCCACTACAATTATTTTTAGCTATATTATAATTAAGATAACTAATCCCTATAAATGTTACCAACATAATAATTAAGCTTATGATAATTATAAAGTTTTTGTTCAAAAATAATTTCCTCATTTCTTCCACATCCTCTCATTTAACCTCTCATAATACTTCCACTTTAAATAGTAATATATTGCTTTTATATAATGTTTATCATAATAACAAGCAACATATCGTCTATATGCATAAATTTCTTTAGATATCACACAATAAAAACCTCCTTACTTGACATTCACTATACAAACAATAAATGTAAACTTATTATCTCTATACTAAATGTTAAATTTCGTCTTCTCCTTCTCCCCTTTAAAACCCCTTTCCCTCAACCATCATCCTCTATCTTGCCTTAAGTCTATCACAAAATAAAAAATATGTCAAGTTAAAATTGATAAAAAAGAGGAACTTTGATAAAAATTAATTTATTTTTGTTCCCCTTTCTATTTTATTTATTATTCAGCAACAGTAACTGTTACAGTCCAATCTTTAGTAGTCGTTCCATCTTCAGCAGTTATTGTATAAGTTACAGCATTAGTAAAGTCATTTGCTGTTGTTCCACTAACTTGAGCTGTAGAACCAACTTTAGCAGACGCATCTTCAGATAATGTAAATGTTGCAATTAATGCTGTTACGTCTGTTCCATTTGGAACTTCTACGCCAATAGCTGCATTTTCACTATCTATAGTTCCTTCGCTTTCTCCAATAACATATGTTAAGATTTCAGCTTCGCTTTGGTCTGCCATATCATTAACAATATCAATCATTTCAGCAATTTTTGTTCCTAATGCACAATTTTTAAACATTGGACAAATGTCGTTGTTAATTTGAGAAATAAGAGTATCACTAATTTTGTTTACAGTTTTTTCATTTTTGCTGGCATCTAATATACTATTTATAATAGAAGCAACATTTGTTGAATCTGATGCTCCACACATTTTGTCTAATGAAGAGACCTGAGTATCAGTTAATAAATCTCCGCTATATTTAGTTTTAGATTTAAGATTTGAATAAACTGTATCAATAATTTGTCCTAATTGTACTTGAGCAGCAACTGGACAACTTTTATCAATACTTTCAAATGTTATATCATTGTAAGTATAAGCCATTGTAAAACCTCCTTATTATTTAATTGTTATAGAATCTTTTGAAACAAAACCTTCTTTAACTTCATAACTATCTTCACTGATACCAACAATCTTTGATTCAACATTTCTTAATGTTTTCATTGGCGCTTCTAAAGTATGACTTCCATATGTTCTTCCATTAACAATTACTTTAGTGCCAATCTTGATAGTTTTTGGTTTTTCTTCTTTAACTTCTGGTTTAGTTTCTTTTACTTCTTCGATTTTTTCAACCTTTTTTGTTTGGTTCTTTTTATTTGCCATTTAAACCATCCTTTCTTTCTGCATAAGAAGGGAATAGCCCTTCATTATGCTTTTTTTATATTTGCTGTATTCATTGCTGCCCAAACAACATATTTGCCATTTCTTTTTGCACTCAATACAGCCCTGTTACCTTTTAAATCGGTAATATAATAATAATCATCATATTGAACTAATTTTTGTCCAGTATAACTTACCAATTTAGTTGGCACAACTTTGTCTCCAACGGCAAAACCCGCTGGAGCGGTATATGGAGAAATTGAACTTTCTGCCATCCAACCTAAATCACCAGTTGTATTATATGGATATGGATGCCCATCGGCTCTTCTAGTAATATTTGTAACTTTATTAGATACAACCATACCAGGATTGCCTCCATCGGCATTACCATATAATTGACCATTAATTACAACCTTATCTCCAATATTATATTTATAAGTTGGAGTTGGTGTTGGCTCTGGTGGAGTAGGTGTAGGTTCATCCCCATAACCATTTAACTTAGCTTCTTTAATAATTGTTGGATAATCTTTATAAGCAATGTCTGTATCAAGATTTTCTCCGTATCCGCTAATTCTACCATCAGAAGCGGTTTGCCACATACCATAAGAAGTTACATATTGTGGTTTAGAACCATATCTAGCAACCCACTTATCATAATTTGTTAATTGGTCAATATTCATTTTTTCTTTAAATCCTGAAATATCAGAAGCATAAATGCCTACATAAAATTTCTTTGCTTCTAAAGTTTCACAAAATCCTTTTATAGCAGCAGTTACACCGTCTTTGTTTCCTGATTGCCAATGCTCATCTTCAACATCTATATAAATTGGATATTCAAATTGTTTTCCTTTTAAACAATTTTCATACATAAAGTTCGCTTCTGCGACACCTTTATCGTATGTATTAGCACAACTAAACCAATAACATCCAACAGGAATGCCTCTTGCTTTAGCATCGGCATAAAACCCCTCAAAACATTTATCTTTATTATAAGAAACTCCAGTTCCATAACCAGTAAATCCACCACGTAAAATTACAAATTGGTTATATTCACTATTTTTAATAGCATTAAAATTAATTCCTTCTTGCCAAGCAGATAAATCTAGTCCTTTCTTTTCAGTAGTTGGAGTAGGACTTGGTGGTGTAGGAGTTGGTTCTTCATATGGTTTAATATCACTTTCATTCATCCAACCAAGGTCTCCTGTGGTATTATATGGATGTGCTGCACCAACAGCAACTCTTGTGATATTAGTAACTTTATTACTTACTGAACCACTTGGATTAGCAGCATTTGAACTAACATATAAAGCACCATTAATAACTACTTTATCTCCTACTTTATACTTATAAGTTGGTGTTTGAGCTGGATAAACAGTAGTCCAATCATTACTTGACGCAATCCATTGTCCATCAGCAATTCTATACCATTTATATCCACTTGCATCAGCAGTTTCATAAAAATTATAATATCCTTTAGATGCAAAACCTAAAATACTTTTATCTGTTCCTGCGCCAGTTCTAACTCTAAGGTCAGAAATTTTAACTTCAATTTGATTTTTATAAATGTTTTTATCAACATTTGGTGTAATTCCACTTGAACTACCATCAACCCATTTTTGAACGTCATCTGGTAAATAAATAAAACATCTAAATGTATAACCAGAACCTAAACCCCAACGTCCATTAGAGTTAGTTCTTGTTTGATTCCAGAATAATGTTGAAGAACCATATCCAGATTCTGATGTGTATGTTGAACTTGATGAATTGACTTTTTCAACAATCCATACGTGTCCAGCACCATCTGAACCAGATAATGTTGAACCTTTCATTGCACAACCAATAGCTCCAACTCTTGGTGTAGAACCAATTTTTAATCCGGCAGCAGTTGCTCTTTCTGGGAAGTTTTCAGCATTACAGTTTAATGTTTTATAAGTACATCCGCTTGTTCCTCTACATAGATTAATAATTTCGTTAAATCGCGCACTTGCATATCCTACACAATTGGCCAACACCGTTGCTTTAGGGTCATTTGGGCTACCTTTAATACAAGTTGACCAACCACCTGTGCTAGTAGTCATATAATTTAAATTACCACTAGGTTTAGTTGTTCTCATTGAAAAACCAGTAGCACCAATACCTTCAATTTCTTCTTCATTAGTATTTTCAATTTGAGCATCAATAGAAGAATCATTTAAATCTTCAATAGAATCTTCGTTAAAAGTAGTTTGAATACCTTGTTCTTCATTTTCAAGATTTTCATATTCTTTTAATAATTCTTCATTAAGTTTGATTTCTTCTTCCATATATAAATCCTCCTTTGTTACATAATAGATATATATAAAAGCCAAAACCCCCTGTTGTTTCTTTTATATTATATGTCTAATCTAAGTTGTTCTTCTTTTGGTTCATTATTTTCTTCTTCATCTTTACTTAATACCTCAACAGGTATATTCAACATAAATATATCTTTAATTTTTAACAATACTTTGCCTGCGTATATTAAATTAGCACCCTTTAATAGAATAGTTGTTCCAGTTAATGTCGTTACCATAGTTCCATTAATTGTTGCAACTTCCATAGGGAATACGATTGTAGAAGCATAAATTAAAGCTAGTCCAATTAAAGTAAATACGGCCTTACTAATTCCACTAACTAACTTTTCTTTATTAAATTCTTGTTTTAAATCTGCCAATTTTGTTCCTATAAGTATGTTTGCAAGCATCAGGCAAATTAAAGATACTATAACTTGTACAAATTCTGGCATAATAAATCCCCCTTTTAATCGTTATCTAACATTTCTTGAACTTTATCTCTGTATTTTTCTGGCACATCATCAATAGTAATTTTACCCATTTTAACTTGTAAATAATAAAACTTAACCATTTAATACCTCCATAATCTCTAATACAGCCTCTTCAAGAGCGTCAACTCTATCATTAACTGTAATTTCTCCTGATGGTGAATAATTAAGATATTTCATAGGGTTTGCTTGTACCATTTCTTCTGTAATATGACTTTGAGATACTCTGAATTCATTAGTGTCATATACATATTCTGTGCCTTCTTCGGTTTTTCTTGTTTCTACAAATGAATTAATCCATACATCTGCTAAATTACTTTTTGGCAATTTCATATAAATGTATACTGGTTGTTCATTAGTATATACTGCTTCTCTTGTTCGCATTTGAAATAACCTCCTTTGCTTTTTTAATAATTCTTTCTAATTTGATTTGTTGAGAATATTTATAACTCCAGCTATGGACAAAGTAACCATAATAACTTATGGCTCTATATGCCGTAATTAAATCCATCTCATAACCATTTCTCTGTATACTTCTATATAAACGATTTGCTCTATTAAATATTCTCTTTCTCACCGATGTTTTATTTGTTCTTATTCTATATCCCATCATATCAATATCTCTACTATCTAATTCGAAAAGTTGTTCATTCTCTTTAAGAGTTAATCCTAAATTGTCTTTAAGATATCTTTTCATTTGTTTAACGGCAGATTTCATATGTTTTTTATTTGAACCAAAAAGAATAATATCATCCATATAAAATAATTGATGATGAACTAAACGAACTCTTTTACCTCTTTTATATGTATATAATTGTTCGCTTACATAATGATATAAATAAGATAAATAATAATTAGCTAAATATTGAGATAGATAAGAACCAATACTTAACCCTTGTTTATAAGTATCTATTAATGAATATAATAAATATAATACTTCTTTACTCTTAATATCTCTAGCTAATAATTCTTTAATTCTATTATGGTCAACACTTGGATAATACTTGCGAATATCACACTTAAAAACCCAACGGCATTCGTAGGGTTTAGTTCTTATCCAAGTTTCTATGGCACTTTTACCAAAGACTTGACCTTTATTTCGTAAACTAGCACATTGATAGTAGCCAACCTTTGCTAAAAACATATGCTGGCAAGATTCAACGGCTATATAATCATAACATTGTTGTTTTATACTTGCTATGCCAATCTCTCTTATTTTACCACTAGAGCCATCGTGTCTCTGTTGATATTCGATTGGACTCATATGCACATTTTGATGTTTTATTTCTTGATACATCCTATATGCAATATAATCAACTAAAGGAAATAACTTTGTAATATCTTCATAAGCAATGTTTCTTAAATAATGCGCTACAGTTGCTCTATTGGGAACTTTTTTATTATGTTTCTTCATAACTTCAATTGCATAATCTGCAAAGAAATATGATGTGTCCTGTCGTTTCCAACGATTACGTCTTAAGCAATCATATATAGATTTACGAACAAAAGCATATGAAAATTGGAATTTTCTTAAGTATGTTTTCATATATCTTATTCCTTTCAAAGCGTCAAGGTCGTTCTGATACACGTATGTGGATTGTTTTCATTGATTTTTTTTCTTTCTTAGTGGAAGGTGCTCTACTAGACCCTTTCCTTTCAGCTTTAAACTTCTAGTCTAACTAAGACTAAAGATAAACTTTCGTTTATGCCCTTCTTAGGTGCGATGTTGAGCCAAATGACAAATACTTTATATTTTTTTTAAAAAGATAAGTATGTAGCTAGTTATTTATTTTTTAGGTCGCTTTGATTTGCGCGCAAGGTAATTCCAGTTCGTATTCGACAAGTCATTGTTAGCATTCAAGTAAGAAAGACCAGCATTCGTACCATTATTCAGATTGCCAAGAAGAAGGAAAGACCCAGCTGGCTCAACATCCTTATATATGTGAAAAGACCTTTATCAGCACAGTCTTGACACCAAATTTATTTTGCGAGGGGATTATCCCCTCTTGGCTTTACAGCCAATTCACCCCTATAGGAGTTATGTTACGCTAAAGTACCACCTGTTGCATTTATAGAAAGGCGCGCAAGGTAAGACCAGTGCGCAGCCGACAAGC